AGTCACGGACATGACCTGCTCCCCTACGCCCAGCGATACGGGCGCGGTCTCAGCAAAGATCGTGTCGCCATCCACGTTGTAGCCGACTTCATGCTCTTGCAGTGAGAGGTCAGGGCTGGCCATGAACGGGTACTTGAAGACGCCGCGCTGGACGCCCGAAGTGCGCGACAACTCCCCGATGAGCCAATGGTTCTCCTTGTAGTCGAACGCGACATATCGGTCGATCTCTGTGCTGTTTTGAGACGGGAAGAACCACCAGATCTCGCTACTTTGGCCGTTATTCCACGCCCAGATCTTGGATTGCTGCGCGGGGTTGATGCCCTCAGCGCCAAAGACGTAGTCATGGACGGCGCACGGAAGCTCAGCGACACTGTTAGAATTGAACATGAAGAAGCCCTGCACCCCCATCCAGAATACGCCCTGATCGACGTCCGCAGCCGCCTTGCGCGAAATGATCCCGCAGGCGGTCCCGACACGCTCAAAACCGTACACATATGGCGGGCCTTGATAGCGCGCCGTGTGAGCGTCTACGTCCGTCAGGATTAGCGTCTGCCCCTTCGTGCGCACGGCAGTCATGATCTGGCCCGCCGTCTGAAGCTCAATATCGCCCGCCTCGTTCGTGTCGAGGGCGGTCCACGCGGTGTTGTCCTCGCGGTCACACCACTGCACCGTCCGAGGGTTGCCGCCAGCGCCCAGCGCGAAGATAAAGCGCTCCTCCGTGACAATTAGGCCGAGATTGGCTAACGGCGCGTTGGCGATGGCCGCTGCGGGGGCGGGAGTGGGCTTGTTTAGCCGCCACTCAAGCAGCCGCCCGTCTTCGGGATTACAGGCCACTAAATACTCGCCCCAGTTGTCAATCGACCACGTCGTCGCCTCTGAGTAGTTTCCGTAATCCTCGCGTGGCTGGCCGTAGTAGCCCGTACCGTAGAAGCCGTATCCGTAGCCTGTCTCGATCTCCGCGTCGGCGCGCCCTGTCGCCAAGTCGCTCGGCGCGACGTCCGTGACAGTGTTGGAGCCAGTCATCACTTTAAGCTCAGAGTGCGACCCCGCTGCGAGCCACGCGGTGCCGTCGTTGTCTTCCCAAGCGTGCATACCTCGGATCGGGTCTGTGCTGAAGGCGGCGACGCGCTCTTGCCAGCCACCGACTGGGCGCAGGGAGCCGTCACGCCAGCGGACAAGTGAGCCGTCGCGCCATCGGCCAGATGCGTCGAGATCGGTTCCGATGCGGTAGAACCCTGCGGGAATGTCGAGGGGGATCATTGGCATGGCTTACAGCTTCATGATGTACGCAAGAGCGTAGTATTTAGGTATGATTTGGAATGCAGTGCCGCTACCCTTGGAGCCTGTGTCACCTGAATTGACGTCAACCGTGTGGGTGTGAGCGCCGTTGTCGTTGACGTTAAGGGTGTGGCTGTGGCTGCCTGCGCTGTCTGTCTGATAGCCGTTGTTGCTGACGCCCACATTAAACGCAGACCACGCAGTTGCGCCACCCGTTGGGACGTTTGGATTGCCCATGTTCTGCGTGTGTGTGTGTGCGCCCGTCGTGTTCGTTGTGCCTGTGTGGCTGTGAGTACCGTTTGACTCTGCCGTGCCGCCAAGCGTGCCGCTAGAGTGCGTGTGCGCTGGCATGTTGTCTTCGGTCAGCGTTGCAGTACCCCCGTCCGCGTCGCCTACATCGTAAGTGGAGCCAGCGCCCACGACAAAACGGTCTCGCAGGTCAGGTACTTCGGTATCGCCGTGATCAATGCCGTCACACAGGGTCCAGCCTGATGGTATGTTGCTGGTAGAGCCAGACCACATGATGATGCCGCCCGTTGGGACGTAGTGCGTCGAGGCTGTGTTCAGCTCAGACGCTGTGGCTGTCACGTCTGTGCCATTTATGGTCAGCGTGCTTAGGTCGGGAGCGACTGTGCCAGAGGTGCCGTTGAGCGCGTCAACGAGGGTGTCGAGGCCCGTGTTAATCGTGGTCCCCCATGTGTTTTCGCTTCCGCCAACGGTGGGCTTGGTTAAGCTAACTGCCATCTGGTGGTCCTCTCACGGTAAAACTTGGCGCATTGTACACTCGTTGCGCAGTTATTGCTAGGCAGGCTTTGTGGGCCATACCACATCGTCGAGTGACGTGTATGTATCTGTGATGTCACGTAGAGCTTGGCGGTATGTTGTCTGCTCTGCTGTCATAGTAAGATCACTAGAGGCCCACCAGTCTGTAGCTGCAATCAAGCGGTCACGTTCTGCGCGAAGCTCCTTGAGAGGCTGCGCTGCGATGAGTGCATCACGCTTGGATGCTACAGCCGCCCATGTTGTACCAAAGTCAGCAGGGTCGCTGCTCTCAATAGCTGTGCCATTGGCATCTGCGCCAGTGACCTTGGCAAACATAGTGCTAAACTCTGCTTCGGTTGTCGGTTCGCCACGGAGTACCCACTCTGTGACGCCTAGCTCTGTTAGTGCTGTTGAAACTGTTGTCATTTTTGTTTCTCCGTTATGCGGTGAAGAATGTGCAAGCTAATGAAACCCAACTAGAAGTCGGTGTGTAGAGAATGTAAACTTCACCGTTCTTCTTTATATCAAGTCTAGCCTGACCATTACCGTCACAGTGTGCTGCGATAACTCTATCAGTTGGTGGCCTAAACCCTTCTGGCAAAGTAAACACCGCTGCGACAGAGGCTTGAGCAGTAAGGCCTGTTATATTTACAATATTACCTATCTTTCGATATTGGACTGGCCCATACAGTGTAGTATCAAGGCTAGTAAAGGGACTATTAAGTGTTGGCGTAATCCATCCACTGTCTACAGGTGTAACGGTGTTTGGGCCGCTAAATGTAACGTCACCACTGCCATCAATAGTCAGCCCTGTTGTACCCGCAGCATTCTGGATTTGATCGACTTTAATTATGCTGGTCATTGTGCGATCTCCGTTACTGTTAGCGTCGAAATGGGCGTGGCGAAGTAATCTGAAGTATCAGGGTCGGTGTAAGGGTTATAGTTTAAACCGATGGTGTTGGTACTATAACCGTTAAGCTGAAGATCATACGTGCAGTCTGAGGTGGTGGCGGGAGCGTCTAAGTAGCTTGCTGTCACTGTCCCCCAGCCATTCCTCACCGCGTGTGTTGCCTCATATCTGTTATCTACAAAGGTAGCCCTTGCCCTAGTCCCTCTAGCATCGCCAATACCAATAGCAGTCTGGTTCCGTCTGAGCCTGCCTTGGATTTCCCAATATGCGCTACCTATAGATGCACTTACTTCAACAAGGAACTTACTGCTGGCGTTTTTCGGCGTGAGGGTTACACTCAGTGGGGTAGTATACCAAGTAGTTCCGCTGCCACCGCCCGCCCATGTGGTTGTCAAAACAGACTGCTGTATCTGCAAAACACTCCCAGCTAGTGGCTTCAGGTCAGGTATCTCTACTTGGCTACCCAAGTTAGGCTCTAGGTTATCTACATAGAGTGTACTCATTGTGCGATCTCCATTAAGGTGATGGTAGACAAGGGTACTGCATCATACCCACCTGAGCCGCCGTTTTGGTAAGTCTCGCTTCGGTTTAAGTACCAAGTCTGACCATTGAACGCCGCGATTTGTATTTTGTAAGTAACTGGAAAAACAAGGCTTTGACCGTTAAGGGGATCATCTAAGTATGTATTACTTAATAGCGTTAATTTATTTGCATCATCTGCCGCATAACTAGTGTAAATTTTTGCTGATGATGTAGCTACGCCTCTGCCACCTTCTGCCGTTCCAAGGCCTACAGGCGTGTCAATAAAGGCTATACGTCTAGCTATCCTAGATTTAACCTGATAAGTGTTTGTCGACGCGTGAACAGTGTAATTCACAAGAACCTTGCTATCGACAGACTTAGGGGTAATTGTAGCTTGAAGACCACTGTCATTAAAGGTATTTGCCCCAGTACCAGTTGAGCCAGATGCTGTCGTCCCTAGCGTACCTTGAACAACCTGTATGACATGCCCTGCGGCATATAACTCATGGCTGCTAGGGACAATAATCTTGTTTGCATTGGCCCCGCTTGCTGGACCCTGTAAGTTCTGTACTGTTAGTGTGCCAGCCATGTTATACCACCGTGAGGTTGCCGTTGACCGTGAGTGTAACACCAGTGGCGAGCGTTAGTGGCCCTGCGCACGAAGCGTTCTCATCTGCGTCAATGGTTACGTTAGAGTTTAGCGTCTGCTCGTTCACACGGAAGATGTCTGAAGCCCCTGTAGCCGTTCCAACAGCGCCACGATCACCCTTGTAGAACCCGCCGCTGTTAGCAGTCTCGAATGTCGTATAAGCCACAACCTCAAGAACATCGCCCAAAGCAGCGCCTACTGTTAGTACCACATCAGAGCCGTTCGACGCTGTGTAGTCTGTGCCGTTTTGCAGGTGTACGCCGTTAAGGAACACGTCGAGAAAGCTAGGGGTGTAGCCGCCTGTAGCAAAGCTCGTCTGCCCTGCTGTAGCTGTGAAGATATCCCGCGTCTGCGTGGCCTGTGGGACTGGCTGTGTGCCTATGTAGCCGCTCATTAGTCAGCCTCCTGAATTGTTAATGTGCCAGCCTCAACCTGCCGCATGATCTCAAAGTAGTGGCGGTTAGATAAGTCTATGGGGACAGACATTTCAGTGCCGTCGATGACTGCGGTGATACAGGCTGTTTTGCCCATGTAGCTAACGTATTGAGCGGATGAAATGTTCATATTATCCATGTTTATAGCTCCGCATCTGCCGTGTAACCAAGGGCCAAAGTGCCGCCGCTAGAGCCACTGGAGCTATATGCATGAAACCCTTTTGATGTTAAGCGTGAGCCGATTGCAGTTGAATTATTATTCCAAGAAACATTGGGGCTTAATCTAGAGCCCACGCCAGAATTACCCGCTTCGTCAAAAAAAACCACTGTCGGTGTTGATCGCATTTCTTGCCTGAAGGAAACAACCAATTCTAGTTGGCCTGTAGTCAATGCGCCAACTGAAGCACTATTTGCGACATTTCCAACATCAAGAATACTCTGATAAAAACGCTGACACCTCTGCAACTCATCCCCATAGCTGCGATGCTCGAAGGGGGTTGCTGTGTCGCCTACTTCTAGCTGGACGCCTGTGATTTGCCATGTAGGGTTGTTAGGTATTTCGTTTAGGCTAACGGCCCCGAAAACTCTAGTCCTGTAAGCGGAACTCCATGCACCAGCAGTACCCTCTGCGAATGGGCCTCCACCAATAGGGAACTGCACCCCAAGACCAATTCCATTTGTCGTGTTCCAAGTCCCAGAAGTATCCCCAGCGACAGTGATGGTTTTGTACTCCCAAGTGTTTGCGCTGTTGACCGTGTAGGTCGCCAAGTAATTCCTATCCATCGACCCATTGAAAAAGGAAACGCAGTAAGTCCCAGTTTCGCTGCTTTTAACCCAGAAAGACAATGTAAAACTTTCAGCACTGGACCCACCGAAGCCTAGTGCAGATATGTTGTAGCCCTCAATGCGCTGGTCTGCCCCAATCATAGAGGAAGAGAGTCCAGATGAAGCTGGCGTAGTAACTGTAGTTTTCATAGAGTGGTTAAAGCCAGACGGTGCGTCTGAAACCTGTTGAACTGTTGCTACCAAACCTGAGAGGCTTTGTGCTTCCGCTGAGAAGCGGTCCAAATAAAAGGTATGACCCGAAGTGTAGTTCGCTGAAGCCCCGCCGTTGCGTTGGTCGATAGCCATCCCACCATTGATAATCAGGTTGCGGTTCGACAAGGCACCATCGCTGTAGGCGTTACCTAAGTCTGCTAAGTCCCGTGCCTTGCTCATTATGTCTGCTCCAGTACGCTCAGGATCACATCTGCTGACGTTGCAGTGTCAGAGGTGACGACCACTGTGTCAGTCGTCTCAAGGATGATCTTGCCATCTAGCACCGATAGGGCAGAACCAGCAGGGATAGGGGCATCTTTAATGACGTAGACGCCAGCAGCCTGTACGTCGATCTTGATCTGGCTTGCTGTGGTATTGGCGACTGTCAGGCCAATGGTCACTGATGTCGTACTAGCTGGGACCGTGTACACCGTGACAGCAGATGTGCCTACCGATGCTGACGTGTAGTTCTTGAATGTGTTTGCCATGTGCTTATCCTAACGCGATTGCGAGCGCCAAGGCGTCAGCCTCTGCGGCTGCGGGTGTCGTGTATCCAGCGGCGGCGTGATCGCCCCAGCCGTATGCCGTGTCCCAGTTGGTTATCTGCGACGACGTGACTGCCGCAGCGGCTGACGCGCTAAATATCGGGTCAGTCTCCGTGTAGCTTGTGAGGTAGCCCACAGCGCCGTGATCGCCCCACCCGAAGGCAGTGTCGGCGCTAGTACCTTGCGCGGCTGTGGCGTAGTCCGTAGCGGCTGTGGCGGCTGCTGTGCCGAGCGTAGGTAGCCCGCTCAAGTCGGCATACGCGCCAGACGTAGCCACCGTCGAGAGATCCGCAGGCTGCACAGCCGTGTCGGCCAGAGCGCCTTGAGCCGCCGTGGCGAGCGTTGAGGTCTCGACGGAGCCATCAACCCACACAGACCCGTCGTAGATGCGCACGATGCTGTCCGTCGTGTTGTAGTACCAGTCGCCGGCCGTCAGGGCTGCACCCAAGCCGTCAACCGACGGGTCGGACGCCTGCGCGCCTAAGTACAGGCCGTCGATTGCGTCCTTCGCAGCCTCGGCAGCAGCCTGTGCGGTCTCGGCGTTGGTCTCTGCGGTCTCTGCGGCTGTCTGTGCCGTCTCAGATGCTGCCTGTGCCGTCTCAGACGCTGTCTGGGCTGTCTGAGCGGCTGCGGCTGACGTAGCCGCGTTAGCGGCGCTGGTGGACGCCTCGGACGCCTTGGTGGTCGCTGTCGCCGCGCTTGTGGACGCCTCAGACGCCTTGGTCGTGGCTGTTGCTGCTGACGCTGCGACGTTGGACTCCGCCGCCTCAGCGTTGGCCTCTGCCGTCTCTGCGGCTGCCTCAGAGAGAGCTGCCGCTGCGGCGCTGGCTGCGGCTGCGTCCTTGGACGCCTCGGCCTGCTCCGCGAAGTCCTCGACGTTGTCGACGTCTGTGTCGCTAACCATGCCAGAGCGCTGCGTGTAGCTTGTGTCTGTGGGCGTCAGATCGTCGGTGACGTTATCTGCGTCCGTGTCTGACGTCATGCCCGCAGACTGGCTCCAGCTTGTCGTTGCCATCAGCGAGGCACTCCCATGCGTAGCGGCCCTGCGGTCTGGCCCTTCTGGCTTTCCAAGTTGAGCTTCTCAACGCCCGCTTGGTACAAGGCACCCCAGATGGACGTGCGGGCGTCATCCGTAAGGTAGGGCGCGGAATGCACCAGCGCGCCGTACAGCAGCACGTCAGGCGCGTCGGCCAGCAGCCAGTTGGTTGTGTCAGTGTCGCTCAGCGCTGGGATGCGCGCGTAGTACAGCATCGAGATGTCAGTCGCCGCGTTGGGCGTCGGGTAGAACTCAATCTGGTCTGCCGTCAGCCTGACGTAGCGAGGCGTTGCCGCCGTGCCCGATGCCGCGCGCATCTCCGCCATCTCTGACATGGAGACCGTCTGAAGCATCTTGCCAGTCGTCAGCGCGACCAGCTTAATCTCCAGCCAGTCATTGGGCAGGTTCTCGTATCGCTCATCGACAGACGTCGTGACGCGCTTCTCCTGCTTCCAGTGTCGCACGTCGCGCGCGATCTGCGCCTCGGCCAGCGAGATAAACGTCGGGATTACCGCCGTCAGGTCGTCCCTGTTTAGGAAATCGGCAACCGCCGTCTTTAGCTCTGCGTATGTTGTGATGCTCACAGCGTTCCCGCCCTCGTTCTGAATACTTGGTTGTCGCCGTCGTTCAGCCACTTCTTGAGCGCGCTCGGATCATCCGCGATCCCCTCACGCTTGAGCTGATAATACACTGAAAGCGGTATAGATGCCACTTTGTTTAGGTCGCCGTGTCGGCTGGGGGTTTCGTTGTACTGACGCTTGTTCGCATCTGCGATAGCGGAGACGTCTTGCTGCGTCTCGACAACGTACTCGCCGTTGCCCGTAACGTGCCAATATTTCGTGATGCCCGTGGCTGGGTCGCTGCTGAAAAGTCTTTTCATTGTATGCCTCCTAAAGTGAGCGGGGCGACCAAAGCCGCCCCGTCCTAACTTATGATGCGTTCAAGTCGAACACACCAGCGTGTGCCGCCTCGTTGGTCACTTTTAGTCCAAATTCAGCCAGAACCATGCGCTTCTCGGCGTCACCGGTCTTGGCAAGCTCAACCTGCTGGATTGGGCGCAGGTAGCAGACAGATGCGTACTCTGGGTCGAGCAGGAACGCGTCACGCTCACGCTGGAAGCGGTTAGGCGTCACGGAAAGCGTACCGAAGTCAGACAGATACACGTCAGCAGCACCGATGATGGTCGTTGGGCCATCTGACGGAGCTTGGTAACGCTGCGCCGCAATACCTGCGAAGCCAGACACGACTGTCTTGTTGTGCGGGCCGACCATCAAGATGGATGGCTGACCGCCTGCGGTGTACGCCTTCTGCATCGCGTCCTTGACCATTGCCTCAGTCAAGTCACGCTGCGTGCCATCTGTTCGGGCGTCGGTGCCATCTCCCGTGGGGGACGCGCCGTCGCCAGCGAAGTTGTCGTTGGTTGCGATCCACGCGCCCAAGCCGCCAGTCTCACGCGCAGTTGAGGCGTTGCCCGCGACTTGCGCATTGCTGTCCGTCAATGTTGCCTCAACATCGCGCTTGAGCTCTTTTCCGCGCTTGGCGAGCTGGTATGCAAGCTCGTCGTTGCGGCCCGCGATGTCTTGCGCGCTCAAGTTGTCCGCCACAATCACCGTCCGACGAAGGATGTGCGTATAGTTACCTACGCGCGTCGTTGAGGCTGTCGCGTCGAAGGACGACACGTCGTCGCCGTCGATTACCGCTGTGGTGCTCGTTGAAGCCAGACTGTCTGTCTGCCACTCAAAGTACGTGTTGGACACGTTCTCGGAGCCGATGTTGGACTGGAGGGGTACTTCTTCGGGGGAGATGGAAGATACAATATCTGCCAAGCTCTCGCGGATACCCGTTGTGGAGAACGAGGTTTGTGTATTTGCTACGATAGCCATGATGGCCTCCTAAAGTAGAGATTTGATTGCAGCCGCTGCGTCTTGCACACGGCCAGTCTGTTGTGCGCGCTGGAGCGCTTGTTTTTGCGCACCCTTCGGTCGAGGCTGTGTCGCTCGGCTTCCGCTCTTCAATGTCTTGGACGCCTGCTTTTTCGGCTGCTGTTTTGCCGACTTTGCACGCGTTTGCCCTCGATCATATAGCATCGCCTTTCGAGCTAGTTTCACAAGCGTGGCGCTACGCAATTCAGTCACTTCTGCCTCTGAATATCCCTCCGAAAGCAGGAAGCCCCTCAAGTCGGATGCCTCCTTAGCCGCGACTTTGGCGTCGCGCCACTCTGGAATGATTTCAGGCAGGATCTGACGCTGCTCTTCAGTGTACCGGTCAACAAACATTTGCTTTTTCTGCGCGTTTAGTTGTCCGAGACGCTGTTGCTCAGCCTGAACGGCTTGCAGTTGAGCCTGACGCTCTTCTTGCTGCTTCCGCCACTGACGTTCCGCCCTCGCTGCCATTGTGGGGTCTGTGTCGTACAGGGTGTCCCAGTCTGGCTCCTGCGTCGCCGCCTGCTCAATCTGCTGCTGGAGTGCTGGCAGGATTTGAGCGTATTGGGCTCGCTCACGGTCAACCTCCTCAACCTGCTGAGCAAACTCTCGTCTGGCCTCGGCAAGCTCTTGGGTCTTCCGCGTGTAATCTCGTTGGCGTAGTCGGTCGCGTTTTAGCTCTTCAACGGTAGTCACTTCTCCGTCTACTTCGACTTCCGCCGACAGTAGGTCAAAGGACGCGTCGCCAAGCTCTTCGGCTTCCTCCTCGCTTTCAAGCTCGCCCTCCGCGTACTCTTCAGATTGCTCCTCTGAGTATTCTTCGGGCATTTCGGCTTCTTCCACAGGCTCTTCTGCGGCTTCCACCTCAAGCGCATCAGGCTCCGTCACGGTATCCTCTTCAGGCGCGATCATGGCTCTGATTGCATTTTGTGCGGTGTTCAGGTCAGTCCCCAGAGGGGTGTTGGTATCTGACATCGTCTACTCCATATTATGCGGCTACTTGGTCTTCATTTCAATAGTCGCATTATCTTCCATTGCGCGCAGCTTCTGGCGAACCGCCTGAACGCCGCGCAGTTTCATGTAAACGCCCTCGCGGGCTTCGCTATCGCTGGGGGCGGTTGTCTTGAACTCGTCCCAGCAATCCTGTTCGATCTCGTCCATAAAGCGGGCGAAATCAGTATCCTTCATGATGCGGGCGGCGCTGCGCCCGTCATCGATTACCTGCTGCCTACTCTTCACGCGCGACCTCCTTGATCATGTCGCCCTGAGCCTTCATGACCTCGCGGCTGATCGTCATGTCCGACTTGATCTTGGCCACGTTGAGTTGCGTGCCGTACTTGGCCTTCATCTCCTCGGCCTTGACGTAGAGGTCTGCCTCAAGCTCATCGCGCTTGCGGTCGTCTTCCATGATCATCTTCTCGCGGGATAGCTGCAACTCAGCGGCCTTCTTCTGCATGTCCGCTTGGATCTGCTGAATTTGCACTTGGATGAGCTGCTCGTTGACGTCTGGCTTGTTGTCAGGTGGCGGCGGCTGGAACTGCGCTGGGTCTGACCAGAACTGCGAGGTGTCCTTGAAGCCCGCAAGCTCGGTCATCGACTTGAGCGTGTTCGAGATCTTGTTGATGTCGGTCAGCGGGTTCTGCGGACCCATCGTCGCCATCGCCTCCTTCTGCATGTCGCCAATCTGGCGCAGGAGCATCATGCGCTCGGTGTCGGAGCCTCGGCCAAGAGCCACATTTGTTATGACATCCATCTCGCCATTCCACGCCCTCGGATCGATAGGCACGAACCCGTTATTGAGGCGGATCATGCGCTCCTTGTCTTGGTGTGTCGTGATCAAGTGCAGGACAAGCTGGTACATGCGCTTGACGCCCGTCTCCGCAAAGATGCGCGCGATCAGCTCAATGTGCTGCTGAGCGGCGCTCACAGTGGCCTGAACGGCTGACGCGGTGGATGACTGCAAAGCGCCAGCGTCTAGGCCCGCAGACGCCTTAGAGATGCCCGTGCGGGCCTCCTTGATCTCGTCCATGTATTGCAGGACGGGAAACGCCTCGCGGCCCACGAATGGCATCGCGAGCGGCTGCACTTGCCCCGCCGCACGCTGGCGGATGATCGCGCCCACCTCGGTGGACATGACGTCGTCGATGTTGACCATGCCCTCGGTGACTGCGACGCGGGGGTGGATCGACATCGACAGGCTGTCCAGAGTGTTGCGCATGATCGACGACTTGATACGCTGGATGTCCATGACTGTGTCTGCGACGCTTGTGCCGAAGAAGTCGTGCGCTTCGGGATCTGGGCAGAGCGTGGCGAAGGGTGCCATCGTGCACGGCTCGTTCATCAGGATCTTGTTGCCGTCGCCCGCCGTGCAGATCTTGCGCAGCTCAGCGACGCCGTCGCCGTCGTAGTCGACCTTGACGTAGTTCTCGACGTACAGAACCTTG